TGTAGGCATCGCTGCGATGGACAATCTCATGTATTACAGAGTTCCCTGCTATTCAGCCAGGCTTTACTTCAAGGAAGTTTACGGAAAGAACATCCTTAAAGTAGTGAAGACGAAGAAGAAAGTCGAAGACCTTGGGTTTGATGACATTCTTTCAGCCTGGCTTCAGAAAGGCAGGAGACCTCCAAAACCCAAGAAGGAATACGTTCAGCCTACTTTGGCAGATATGTTTGATTTCAAAAGGAAAAAAAGAAAATGAGCCGCAGTTATCGAAAGAATCCCGAAAAGTTCAACAAAGGATCCTGGAGTTCCAAATGGAAGAGCCAGGAGAATGACAGGATCAAGGAACTTGGGGATGAAGAGATGGAAGAATTCATGCGGACTCATGCATCCAAGAAGGAGAAAACCAAATGGAAGAAGCGTTGAAAGCCTATCCTGCCCCTGAGTTCAACTGGAGATCCTTCAAGGAATTTCCGAAGAAAGAAGAACCAGTGTTGATCCAGTGGCAATACCATGACAAAGAGTTAAGGACTGATCTCTGTGCATTTGACGGAGTATCCGTGTTCAAACGTATTCCCGACGATGCTTATGTGTATACGGATATTGAAACAGGAGACCGTTTAATCCGATGGGCATATCTGCCCAAAGTGGATCTCGATGGATACTATCCGTTTACTTGACTATTGGTTTCCAAGAATCATGCTATGGCTGACTGCAGGAGTACTCATCGGAGTATTCCTTTGGATTGTTATTGACACTTTTAGGGAGTTATGGAATGAGGGCAAGCAAAGAAATGATCGAACCACTGGTAGATAAGAAGATCGGTGAGCTGAAATCTCATGTGGATCTCATTCGGTCTATCAAGGATATCCAGGTGAATTCCTATTCGAAATTTGATGTTCTGGATTGGATCGAAAAACGAGTCATTGAACTTAAAGCTTATAGGGCTGAATATGCCCAGGCACCTGAGAAAACTGTTCTGGAAAATTAAAAATGAAAGAAACAACTATTGATGAAATTGTGGTGAAGTATCTTCCTAAACTTGAAGATGCCCGAGAAACTCTTCAGGACATTGATTCTTCCTGGATTACGGATATCTCTGAATTCAATTCAGGTGCTTTGACAGCATCCCTTATGGAAACCAGGACTGCTCTGATCAATCTGATGGTTCGTATTCGTATTGCCAGTGCAGACGCAAGAGAGAAAACCAACAATGGATGAAGGATGGAACTGGTAATGGTGAAAACAGAGGAGAACATTAAAGATTTGGTCAAATATTTAGTCACAGCAGCTGATATTGCTAGTGGACTATCAGAAGACCAAACTTTAAGTAAACGACAACGACACCGGTTCGATAAACTCTTTGACCGCCTTCGTAATGAGTGGATCAGCATCGTTGAAGATAAGATGTGGTCCGATATTTTTGGTTACTCCAAAGAGGATAAATATGAAATACAGGATTAAAGATCCTGATGAACGTAAAGCCATTGAACTTCTTACTGGAATAACAGAATTTTCTCTTAATGACATCAAACATCATTATTGGCGAATACTAAATAATGAATTGCATTATGACATTCGAGGTACGCTTGAAGTTGAACCAGTAAAAGAATTCAGTTATGCAGATGCTTTGGATACAACGTTAGGTACTTCTTGTAAACCCAAAAAAACTAATTCGGGTATGCAAAATCCTCAGCTAGAACTTCCATTGTGGGATCCAAGCAAAGATGTAGACAGGGATGGGATTATTAATCCCAAGTACAAAATCACATAATTGAGTTCTAATAAGGAGATACAAATGAAGTACAGGATCAAGGATGAAAGTGAGCGGAAATTAATAAATCCTCTTCTTGAACGTTTTGGAATTAAAGAACTGGATGCAGCAGAACCCAAAGATACTTTATTAAGTATTCAAATATCTTTTGCAGGGCATAGTCGTGTTTCATTTTTTAACACTGAACCAGTAAAAGAATTGGCAGATGGATGGCATCCTTATCCAGAAACAAAACCTGAGAAAAAAGGAAAGTATTTGATCGCTATTGATAATTTTAATTTACATCTTGTTGATGTCCTTGATTTCGTAGGTGAGTCATTTGTCGCTTGGAATTCCAGCATTATTGCTTGGAAAGAATTGCCAAAGATTTGGAAAGAATGATTGATAAAACTCTTCTTGAACAGAGCAGGTATGCTCTTGAATCCTTGGATCAAGTGATTGAACAAGTAAATGCAATTCCTGCCAAAGGAAGTCCTTGGGAAATATTGTCCTGGGTGTACTTTCAATTGAAAGACACCCGAGATAAGTTTGAGGATCACTTAGAGGATTGGGAACAGGAATATAAGGAACAAACTGATGCAAGACAACGTTAATCATCCCCAGCATTACACCCAGGCTTCTGTGTATGTTGAACCAATCAACATCTGCAGGATGCTTGGATTTAATTTTGGAAACATGTTCAAGTATGTTGCCAGGGCACCATTCAAAGGACATGAAAAAGAAGATCTTGAGAAAGCCATGTGGTATTACCAGGATGCAAAGAAAGCTTCTTCACACCTTGCAAAGCATAACCCAAGAGCTTGGGGAGCTATCTGTGTGTACTCCTGCAATTCCAAAAATGATCTTCTCAAGGATGCTGTGAAACCCTCGAATTCAATCGGTGAGTTCTTTGTTTACCTGGCTCACATGATTGAACTCAGGATCATTCATCTGGAAGAAAATGCTTCTGCTTAAAAAGTTTTATGCCCTTGGGGAACTGGCTGTTCTTTTAATTATTCTGGGAGTAATGACTGCTCTCCTGAAGATTAAACTGACTTTCCATTGTTCCACTTTTGAAAGTGCATTATTTTTGATTGCTGTGCTATTATGTGCAGGTTACGGTATTTACAAAACCATATTGGTTTTAATTTAAAGGAATAAGATGGCAATCCCACTTCATCGTTACTTTGCTAAGGTCAAGGATTACAAAGACCAGGATTTCAAGCTTCCTGAACGTGCTACCCAGTTCTCTGCTGGATATGACTTCTTCGCTCCCGAGGATGTGATTATCCCCTCTTTCTGGAAAGGACTCCTGAGGAAGATCTTTTTTGGAAAGCCCATTTATCCCACTACGGTTCATTCCCATGTCAAAGCCAAGATGCGTCCTAACGAAGTTCTGGAAATCTTCAACCGGTCTTCTAATCCGAGGAAGCTTGGTCTTGTTCTGGCAAACGGTGTGGGTGTGGTTGATTCTGACTATTTCGGCAATCCTTCTAACGATGGTGATATTGGCTTTCCCTTTTATAATTTTATGCCTTGGGATATCACCATTCGAAAGGATCAAAAGCTGGGTCAGGGAGTGTTCCACTCCTACCTGCGAGTAGACACTGACCGGGTTAAGACTAAGAGGACTGGCGGCTTTGGATCTACGGGCGCTTAGTATTTACGGAACTCTTGTAATGGTTGGATGCATTCTTGGCTACGGAGTGACATCCTCCCATTACAAATCCAAGCTCCTGGCTATAGACAGCCAGTACAAGGAAGCTGTCATCGAAGCAAGGAGCCAGGAAGAGAAATGGAGAAAGCTGTCCGATGAGCAGGAAGCTGAATACAGGAAAAAGCTTGATTCTATTGTCAGGAATAATGACAAGCTTGTTAAGCAGCTGCGCAAGCAACTCGCAGCAATCTCTTCCTCTGGAATGTCCAAGAATGCAAGAACCTCCTCCATCCCTGATGATTCCTCCGGAAGAACCAAAGTGGCAAACGAGGTTGGAGACCTTGCTGAATTCTCTTCTCAGTGCGCTAAAAGAGCAGACGAACTCATCCTCCAAGTAGACGGTCTCCAGAAGTTCATCAAATCAGTGCGTTGATTTATTTCCCTTGGATCAATCGGTGAGATCTGTGCGCAGATCGGAACGAAAGATCCAAGGGATTACTTTATTTGGAGATAGAGATGATTGCAGAAGATTATGAAAAACTCTTTGATGTTATGAAGTTATTTGGGCTAGCAGACAAAGATACCAAGAACAAAATGCTTTGTGATCTCCAAGAACTTTATTATTGCATCCTAGGTTTTCATGATTGCTTGGAGATTGCTTTGCAAGAAGTCAAGGATTTGAACGAAGAAGCAATCAAGGAATTGATGCAGAAAAGCAAAGAATTGAGAAATAGAATCTATCCCATATATTCTGCTTTGAAACAGCTTCAACCTGAGGAATCCAGATAATGAACTTTGAGAAAATCAGGGATACTCTCCAGCTTCTTGGAATGTACGAGGATATGGAAGAGTTTGGATCCAAGGTGGAATTCTCTATTTCTCTCCTGGCTACAGCCCTGGATCATCTGGATGAACCAGAGATCATAAAGACAAGCCTTACTTATGCCATCAGGGAATTGACTGAGATAGAAGCTGAACTGAACAAGTACAACGGAATCAAACAGGACTGAAATTATTAATAACTTATGATAAATATTAATAAAATCCCCCAGCAGGCTGTAACCTAGCTGGGGGAATTCACTTGAAGGCTAAATCAAATCAACGAGAATATTATAGCCTAATTGTTCTTAATTAATCAAGATCCAGTCATTGGCAAACATATCCTCAGCACACACATTGTAGGGATACTTGGTTTCTTCCCCCTTGTCAATGTCGTACCAATAAGGCATAGCCCTTCCAATTGAGTCTTCCTTTGCACAGACTCCCATCAGGGAACCTTCACAAATCCATTTCTGCCTGGAAACACAGACAATGTGCTGTTCTGCATTTTCACTGCTCGTGTAAACGCTCCAGACCGAAGAGAAAGATCCATCCACTTCAGTCTCTTTCTTTTCGTCCTTATGTTCTTCATTGTCTTCTTCCTCAGAAGCCTCTTTAAGCATCTGGATCATTGCACTCAGGAACTCATCAAATTCATCTTTCTTCATTGGTTCAATCCTTTTGATTAAAGGTATTTAATTATAGATTAAATCAGGCAACCAAGAAGTACTGCGAGAGGATGCATTGCAATACCTCTGAAGATCATGCCCAGACCGATGGAATATCCAATGTCTCCTGTAGCTGTCTTTGTGATCCAGTTGTCTGTAAGGATAGATCCTGTACCTAAGAATTCAGCTGCTGCTGCACCAAATATGGTTCTAGCCGGATTAGTAACCATTGAAAGAATCGCTGCAGGAATGATTCTGTATTTGTACATCATGAACCAGAGAACACCCTCTCGGTTAAGATATTCACGCCCAGGAGTGGTGAACTGGTCATAGTCAACAAACAGGGTGGAAACAATTGCAGAAGCTTGTCTTGAATCCATCTGAGTATTTTTGTATTTCGAATACTCGGTCAAATATTTATAACCAATTGCCTTGCAGAGCCAATCAGTGTAGTTAACCGCTTTCGACATAAGCTGGAAAGCATCTGAATTTTTAGTCATCAGAACATTGCTAACCAGGCTTTGTGCTGCTTTGGGGGTTTTATCCACCAAAGTCTCAAACATATCTCCGATAGTTTGCTTGCCCAGTTCAATCTCTTCAAAGACACGCCCCTGGGAAGAAATGGAAGAATATTCACCTTGGGAGATTAACTTGTACAAAGTCAGGTTTTCAATGCGTTGCTGATTTAGTTTGCGCTTTTTAGCACACTTGTCTCTCAAAACTGGATCATCAGTTTGGGATTCCTGGAACCTAAGATTTTCATTTTCTTGGTACAGCCGATTATAAAGTTGGGTTTCTGCCCAGGATTCCTTGAGCAATCGCAGCATTTCCCTGTAAGGAATATTCAAAGCGTGCTTGAGAATAATAATGTTGCTGAGGGCATTGAATGCCGGGATCTTAAGAGATCTGATGATCATTGTATCCCGGGCATAAGATGCTGCACCGCCAACAAAAGCTTCAGCAGTCATAATCTTATGCCTTGCTTTAGGTCCTAACACAGCATCCAGCATATTTGCCAGAATAGGCTGCACACCTGTGGGCAGGAAGAATTTGTTGTCAAACAGATCCACAGCAGACATGCGCTGATACCCAATGACGGTGTATACAACGTCTTTGCGCACATAGAAATGATTGCCAAAGTATTTTTTAATTTCCCTGACAAGTTCAGGATTAAATCTTTCTACGGCTTGTCTGACCAAAGCATTGTCTGTATGGAAAATATCCATAAATTCTTTTTTGTCTTCTTCAGGAGCTTCAGAATAATCTTTCCAGCATAATTTAACAGTGTCTATATTCCACTTTCTTGCAAAAGATTCACGTTCCTGCCTGGATCTGTACTGAGCAATACCTGTGAAAATATCCCTGTTTTGATCTACATACTGCCGATCTTCCATAGGAATAGAACGTTCATACCCTTGAATCCAGCCATGTTCGTTGTAGATAGGAATAACAAACTGTTCGTTTTTATTGTTTCTGTTTTGCCCGTGCTTTTTAGAAATTGCATTCAGAATGCCTACACCATGGATTTGAGCACCTCTGGCTTCTTCCCTGGTTCGATTGTGCACTTGGTATCCAAAAGCAGTCTGGTTGATGTTTTGCATCAGACCTTCCAAAAACTCTCTTGGATGCGGGGTCTTTGCCCACATGCGAACCATTGGCTCAGAACCATCTGTAGAATCAGCCTTGTACGCCCCAATAAGCACGAATCCTTCGCCTTCGTACCTTTTCTGTTGGCGGGCAGGAACAATGATGTACTGCCCCGCAGGAATGGATCCACGAGGTCTCCAACCCTTGAAAGCTTTAATTGCCTCACCAGGAGCCATCTTGGCAACACGACCTGCTTCAGCGTCTTTTACAGCATATAGTTCATTAAACAGAGCATTCATTCCTTTTAGCTCTGTTTCATAGAACTTTTTGGCTTCAGCTTTTTCTTCAGGAGTTAACCGGTCAATCATGTACAAAGTTATTAATCGGTCAATTGAATGCACCACACCAGACTTTACTTCACTGATATCCCGTTCCCCAAAGGAATGGGCAATGGCTGTAGCATTGACCAACAAATTCCAAGAAGGTTTGCCAAGCATTAAATAATCAGCCAAGTTTTTAGACTTTTCAATATAATGCTTTGCCAAAGTTGCATCTGTTTTTGTAGTTTCTTCTTTCAGGTATTTTTCTTCTCTTTGAATCAAATTTTGAAGCATTCCCTTGTTGGTGAATACTGCCCTTGCTTCATCCCTGCCAAGAACAGTAATATCTGTGGTTCCCAGAATCTTATCCAGGAAAGTACGTTCTCTTCTTTTAAGTTTTCTGGAAAATTCTCCAAGAAGTTTTTTAGGCAAAGTTTCCAAAAGTTCTTTGCGGTTCTTGTCCATATAACCGCGCAGGCTTTTTAACCTGGTGTGGAACTCATTAAGAGAAGGAACACGTCCATAGATGTCAGACAACCAGCCAATTACGTTAATGTCATCAAATGATTTATTAGCCAGATGCCTGAAACCATCCATAACAGAGTTATATAAGAAAATGGGATTGTTCTTATAAATTTTTCTTGCCTTGTCGGGCAAGAAATCTTTGTCCCCGGTTGTTGCCCGCAAGAACTTGAGCATTCCTAAGGAGAACATTCCATTGATCCAGCCAAAGATTTGGTCATCTATTGATTGGAACGGATCATTTCTCGGCGGATCATAGATTAAAGAAAGTTGGGCTTTTCTTTCATCTGAAAGCTTGTCCAGAATTGTTTGGTTCTTCTTCTGCTGGTTCAAAATATGATCCAGCAGTTTGTTTTCCATGTTTTCAACCAAACTTCTCAAGGATCCTTCAGGAGCATCAGACTTTCCTTTGCTTTCAATTTGCCGGATGTTTTCCAAGTTTTCCCGAATATCAGGATTCTCATTAATTACTGCAAGGAACAGAGCTGTACGTCCAAACTTTGTTTCCAGAAGAGGAATGTCTTCTTCCAGAAGATTTTCAAACCTTGGATCTTCTCCTGTGAAAAGCTTATACAGAGTTAACGCTTGTTCTTGTTCCTCAGAGGTAGCTACATTTTTATCTTGCAGGAACACTTCGTAAGAAGGAACCTGCTCCATGATATCCGTGAAATAGTTGGTTAACTCTCTTCGGGCTTCAGGACTTAATGCATAAGAAATCATTAAATTCCTGGTAGTTAGTGCCACCCTGGCTGCAAATTGGCTACCATAATCCGAACTAAGCATCCCGGAAACTGTATCCAAAAATTTCATATGCTTGGCATGAGTCTCGTTGTACAGTTTCATGCCAGCTTTGGACAAATTAGAAAGCTTTTGCAGAGCAGTCCGTGAAAGTGCTCCAGCTGCTTCAGAATACATGGCGATATTCTGAAGAATGGATCTTGGATCCCTTGGAGTTGATGTATCTAAATTAGGCGTATCTTGGAAATTGCGTTCAAAAGAACTCCCCGAACCAGGATCAGTAGGCAGAGATTTGAAGGAATTCAGCAGAGCCAATGTTCCTGTGCCAAACATCGAGAAGAAATCTGCAAACACTTTGGCATCATTGTCTGCTTCAACTTGGGGAGCAGACTTCTTGAGCCAGGATGAGAAATACCTCTCTAACGGAGATCCCTTGGTAAATTTAAAGATTCCTTTGAGAACATTGCCTACGTTATTGATCAATCCTGCAAAGATTCCGCGAAGACGCTGGACTTTGCCAGAATCCTCCTTGAATTTAACGCTTTGCAGATAATGAAGTGCATCTTTGTGCGTTAACACATAAGTAATGGTTTCATCCAGTGCAAGGGCAAAAGCCTGCAAATTCGCTTCAGAAGGATTATTGCCAAGCACACCATTATTGGCGTCTTGCCAGTACTGCTTGATCACTT